AAAATAAATATACAATAAAATTGTTTAATATTGTTGTATATTGGTTTGTTTATTCATTAATCTATTTTTTAAATATTACTAACATAGAAGGAAAAGGAGCGGAACTTTTTGAATCTCCAAATTTAAGACGACCTTTTAAAAATCGCACCTCATAATTATTTTCTAAAATTATTTCGTGAAACCAAGTAGTGTCAGTACGAGCAGGGATTAAAAAAACTGATGAGTTCCCCTTTTGTGCCTCTATGTGTCCTTTTTCTACCCAACCTAAACCGCCTTTTTTTGTTGTTTTCAATTTTGAATATGGAGGATTTACAAAAGTTGATTTTTTCCAGTCCATATTTAAACCGTTAAAATCTGGATTATCATTAAGGGGGCAGGGGTCAAAATCTGAAAATTTAAATTCTGCATTTAATTTATCTTTAATGTGCTGTGGAGTTTTCCAACTATCAGTTTTAGATTTTGGCATATATCCGCTTTTTTTCGTTGTGTTTTTATTATCCGCCTTATTCATTAATATATATAGTTATTATTTCCTTAAGTCAAAATATATTTTATTAATCTTCATATTTTTTAGTATATTGTTCATATACCTGATATTGTACATATTCATCTTTTATTAATTTATAATATGTATTATTTTTTTTGAATAATTTTTTTAATTCTTTAATTTCTTTTAAATTTGGATTTTCTTCAATAACTTTTTTTAGTTTTCGTAATTCTTTTTTTTTAAATTTTAACCATAATAAATCAGAATGACAACCTTTAGAATTAAAACTAAAATATTCATCTTTATTTTTCCATTTTTCGCCATCACTACAAATATATTTTTTATTTGTTAAACATTCATTTTCGCACTCTGTGTTGTGTTTTTCACAGTAATAACAATGTGCTCTGCCATCTATATAGCATTTAACCATATCCTCAGAATTCCAAGGTATTTTACCGTGATATTTACTTAATTTATTTTTATTGTCCGCCTTATTCATTAATATATATAGTTATTATTTCCTTAAGTCAAATTTCTTTAAGTCAAATTTTATATTATTTTATGTGTAGTAAAATAATATGAATAATGAAATTTTAAATCAGATGATAAAACGACAAAGAAAAAATATACCTGAAGAATATAAATTATATTACAAGGATATGAAAAGAATAATAAAATATATTGATTCTTGTATTTTTAATGATAATTGCAGTATTTGGAATGGATATATTACATATAATAAAACTTATTATGTTAATTTTTACTTACATAATAAAAAAACATCATTACATAGAATATTATTTATTAATTTTACAGATAATTTATTTGATAATACATATTTAACATTTAAATGTAAAAATAAAGGTTGTATATCATTAAATTGTATTTGTATAAAAAATACTAAAAAATATAGTATAAAATATGTAACCCCAAAAAAGAGTAATAAAAAAAAGTTAATTACTGTGAGTTTTTTCTAATTGTTTAATTTGTTTTTTACTATTTATTAATTCACATAATATTTTATGTTTTTTTGTTTGTAAATGTTTTTTATGAAAATAATAATTTATAGTACATCCACATTCACAATTAATAATTCTTTTCTTTCTTTCTTCTTCTATTTTTACTTTATTTTTACTATACCATTTATTTTCATCTCCTATTTTTTTAATTGTATTAATATTATTTTGACTATTTTGAATATAGGAAAATTCTAATTTTCTTAATATTTGTTTATTATTTTTATCATCTGAATTATCAAATTCTATTTTTTCTAATGTTTCAATAATTGGAGGTGAATCATAAATTTTATCAAATAAAATTTTACAACTAGAAGAATTCCATAAATTATATTTAGACCATCTTTTGTGCTCTTGATATCTAATATTAGGATTTCTAAAAGTAGAACCTATATAATTTATTTTTTTTTCATCACAATTTTGAGTAATTTTATAAATATAACCAATTTTATACATATATATAATAATGAGATATAAAAATAATAGAAAAACTATTATTTTTAAATATTTATTATACTAACATTATACGACCTTTAATATTAACATATCTTAATTTTTTAATTTCTTTATCTGTTCGCATTGGTTTATTAGTATTTAATGTTAAATCAATACCAATATCTTCTATATGAAATCTTTCTATTTTATTTAATTCTTTTCTATGATTAAATTTTATTTTATCGTGTAATATTTCAAAATAAAAATTGTCAAATCCTCCATTATTACGAATGAAAATATATTGATTATTATTATGATTTCTACTATTTTTATTATTACAACTGTTTTTATGTGATTGAATACGACTATTTAAATTAGTTGTTGACCCTACATAACATTTTTTAATATTTAGGTCTTTACATTTAATAATATATATTAAACCGGTTTTCATTTCTATAATATATATTAATTATTTGTTTATACTATTTCATTTTTTTAACTGCTCGTAATTTTGCCTTAAATGCTTCTATCTGTCCTAAAGATGGAGTTTTAAGTTTTTCAAATTGTTTTTGTAATAATTCTAACTGTCCTTCTTTGGTTTGTTTTAATTTTTTTACTTTCTTTTCTTCTATCTTTTTTATATTTGGTGCTTTTATTTTTCTTTCTGGTACTTTTATATGTCCTGAATCGTCATAACTTAATAATTTTTTACCATTAAATTTATTTTTATGATGTAAATTAAATATTGTATCAACTAATTCTTCTTTATTTTTCCCTGCGATACCTAAATTTAATTTATTTTTTATTTGTTTTATTATATTTTGTAATTGTGTTTTTGTTAAACTAAGTAAATCGTTTTTACTAACCATTATATATTAAATTAGATTATTTTTATTATTTCATTACTTGGATTAAATTCATTTGTGCTCTTACTCCTGTGCCCCCGAAATCTTCACACATTCCCACAACCGTACCATAAGTAAAAGAATAATCATTTTCAATTAAATTATATAATTCCTCAATGTCAAAATCTGGGTCTTCTGGTAATGTTTCATAATTATTTAATAAAGTTAATACTTTTGAAAAATCTTTTTTACTATAATTTGTATTATTTAATTCATTAATATATTTTATCATAGTATCAGGAAATATTCCATTTTCTTTATCTTGTGATTTAAAAAAGTTAGATATTTGTGAATATTGATCTTGACCATATACTAGTTTACCCTTACTATCTTCTTTAAATTTTATTAATGGCGGACTGATAAATAAAATAAAACCCCCTTTATTATCATTTAATATTTTTAAAGAATGTAATAAAAACTTAAAATAGAAATTTGCAGTTCCTTGACTTACAGAACCAAAAGGAGGATTTAAAAAAATTATATCATAATTTTCATTTATATCAAAAAAATCATCATTTGTTTTTTCTATTTCTGATGGTAAAAAATTTCTCATCAATGAATATAAACCCTCGTTCAGTTCATTTGCTTGAATTGTATAATTTGGATTTATTTGATTTATAAAGTATGCTACATTTCCTATACCTGCCGTGCCTTCTAAAATTTTAGTTTGTTCATTTCTATTATTTCCTTTTCGGTTTGGTTTATATCCTGATGGTAAAGCATCAATTAAAACATCAACACATTTTTTAGGTGTTGGGTAAAAATCTATTTTTGTTCCTTTATCCTGTCCTTGGTATAATATCTCTAATGCAGATAATGGTAAATGATACTTATTTATTATTTCTGGAATAGCACGAGATGCTGATTTTGAAAGAGTTGAAAAAATACCATTATAGAATTCATCCGCCATTTCTTGATATTCATTTTTTTTTAGTGGTTGCCCTGTTATTTCTATTTGTTTTAACATTGCTTTTAATTGTTCTCCTCTAGATAATTTTTTAAAATTTGCTACATATCGCGAGTCGTTCTGGTTTACTTTTTGAACTATTGCTTTTAATTTATTAGTAGTTTCTTTTTTTGGTTCTTTCTTTGGTTCTTCTGTTTTTTTATCTACTTGTTTTTTTTTTATATTAAAAGAATCATAGTTTGTATTTTCTTTTACTACTTTTATATATTCTTCTTCTAAATTTTTATCTTTTGATGGTCCAAAATTATTTTTTGATACTAATTCTAAATTTCTTCTTGATGGGTTTTTAATATATTTTCTCTTTAAACCATCGGTATATTCTCCTTGTGTTATTCCTTTTTTTGGTGCTGGTTTAGGTGCTGGTTTAGGTGCTGGTTTAGATATTTCATTATTAGATTTGTAATTATTCCATAAATTCTTACTTTTTATTTCTTTCATAGAATCTTTAAGAGATAAATTATTTTTTTTTCTATATTCTGATACAAACTGATTATAACTTAATTTAGATTTTGAATTTGGTTCATCTTTCTTTGGTTCTTTCTTTGGTTCTTTTTTTGGTTCTTCTTTTTCTTTTTTAATTTTTTCTTTTAATATTCTTGAAAGATATATTTCGTTTTTTCTTTGTATATTATTTTCTTCATTATTTTCTAAAAATTTATTATATAATTTTAAAATTTCTTGTGTAAATTTTGGTGTAAATTTCATTTTTAATAATTTTTTAGTTGTGTCAAATTCCATTGTCGCCTGTGAACTGCTTCGTGTTGTATCATTTAAATATGTATTTACACTTGATAATACTTTTTTTTGTCTATCTGTTAATTCTCCTTTTATTTCTTTTTTCTTTGGTTCTTTCTTTGGTTCTTCTTTTTCTTCTTTTTCTGCTTGTAATTCTAGTTGTTTTAATTCTTCTTTTTCTTTTTTCTTTCTTTCTTTGTCTTTTTTTGCTTGGTCTTTGTCTTCTTTATCTTGTATTGCTACTGTGAGTGATTTCATAAATCTTTCTCTTAATTTTGGGTTATCCTCATCTAATTTATTATCTATAAAAGTATAATTTTGTTCTGAAAGTTGCTGTTCATATTTATTTACCATCTCTAAATTTTTTTTATTTGGTTTATCAATTAAATTTTTAACTAATATTAAATACCTTTTATATTCTTTATCAAAATTAAAATCATCACTTTTTTTTGTAGGTTTGCTTTTTGGTGCTCTTTGTGGGGTTGGTCCTTGTGGTTTTTTAACTTTCTCTTTTTCTCTTTTTGGTTCTACTTTTTCTGGTTCTTCTTCTCCCTCCTCAAATTTATCTAATGCTTTATTTAATCTATCTTGGTCTTTTTCTGGTAATTCATCTATTAAATCTAATTCATCTAAAATATAATCATTCAATTCTTCTGTAGGTTTTTTAATAAATTTTTCTACATTTATTTTAAATTCTAATAATTTTTTTTCTTCATCATCTTTTTCTTTTGATTTTAATTTTTCATCTTCTAATTTATCTTCTTCAATTACTATTTTCTTTTTTAATAATATTCTTTCTTCTTTTAAATCTGCTTTTTTATTTACAAATTTTGTTCTTTCTCTTTCTTGTTCTTTATATTTATATTTTTGTTGTGGAAAAGCATTTATAATATCCTCTATCTCAGTAATTTTTTTATCTAATTTTTTTTCTTTTTTCTTCATTTCTTCAAGTGTTTGAGGTTCTTTTTCTTTTTTCTTTTCTTTTTTTGAAATTCCTAATAATTCCTCCGCTTCCTCGTTTGTTATTCCTAAATATGAAAAATCATCATCTTTTAATTCTTTTTCTTTTTTTTCTTCTTTTTTATCAATTTTAATTTGTTTAGTTTCTTCTTTATCAATATCAACATCTTCAAAAAAATTTAATTCTTTTAATTTTTCATATAATTTATTATTTTTTTCTCTTATCATTCTTCGTTTTTTCTTTTGAACTGGTGTTTTTTTACCAATTATTTTTTTAAGTTGTAAAAATTGCCTTTTATCTCTTGTTGCTGGGTCATCGCTTATTGTTTTTTCATATTCTACTAATTTTTTTTTTATTCTTGACCGTGAAAGTTTATTTTCTTTTTCTTTTTGTTCTTCTTTACTTAATTTTACTTTTGGTTTTGCTGGTGTTTTTGCTTTATACAGTCCTTTATCTTTTATTTCTTTCATTGCATCCTTTAAACTAACATTATTTTTCATTCTGTATTGTTTAACAAATTTTATATATTCACTAGGTTCTTTTTTCAATTTTTCCTTTTCTGGTTTATCCTCTGCTCTTTGCTTTTGAATTTTACCTTTTGCTTTAGGGACATTTTCTTTTTTAAATTTACTAGTATCTAATTTTTCCAAATGTTTAAATAAACTTTCATTTTCTAACATTACTTCAATTAATTGTGTTTTAGTCATATTTTTAAAACCCTTGAAGTCTGATAATACCTTTCTTATTTCATTTTGTAAATCTGATACTCTTAATTTTTGTAATATATCTTTTAATACCATTATATTATATATACTATTATATAGATAAAATGTTTTTAAGAAAAACTAATAATGTTATAAAAAGTTTAAAAAATTTACCAAATGAGGAAGATTTAAAAAAACCTAGAAAAGAACCTAAACCATCATTAAAACAAATGTTTTATGATATACCTAAATTAAATAAAAATAAAACTAAAAATACTAAAAAAAAATAATAACCTTTTTTTGGGGTTACAAAAATATAAGTAAAATTTATACTTTTTTTATAATTTATAATTAATAAATTATAATAAAATATAAAATAATATAATAATGGAAAAAATAATTATTACTAAAATAAATAATATTATGGAACAATTATTTGAATTAAAAAAATTAGTTCATCCTCTTGAAAGTCTTGAAAGTAATCAGGATTTTTCAGATGATGAATAAATTTTTCCTTGTTCCCAATTAATGCGAGTATTCATATCTTTTCTTTTTGCTTTTGCTAATTCTAACATTTTTTTTTTACCGTGTTTTTTTATTAACATATCTAGTGTAGAAGGTGTTTTTTCATCAACTTTTACTGTAGGTCTACAACCTTTTTTATTACTTCCTGAACCACAAACAATTTTTTTATTATTTTCTAAATATGGAAGGACTTGAACCCATTTTTCGT